AACTTATACCTAGTCTCATACAGTTTCTCTTTATTCATATTATAAAACTCAAGAGGCTGATCACCTACTACGGTAACAGCAATCCAAGCTAATGACTTAGGATCTCTATGAATAGGGACAGTACTATTAGGTCCGAACCTTACGAATTGTGGGTCTCTATGTCTCTCAGGCAAGTTATATTTATCTTCAACAGCCGACCACCAGCGTAATGAATCACCAGATGTTACTGACCTGAATTGTACGTCATTTCCATACTCAGTCCACTTATCGATTCCTTCAATAAGTTCATATTCATGCCACTCGTCTAATAGCATGGGCCATGACTCAACCTTAGTAATTTCAAAGAAATAATTATTAGGTAATATCATTTAATATGTCCTGAATAATTGGGCAGTCTATCTTGTCTAAGTTGTTTAAGCCATATTGGCATATGTAGTAAGAGTCAACAACATCACTAATAGGATTATCTCCGGTATAATCCATGACAGCTCTAATATCAACCCCTGTGCTAGTAATAAAATTCGCGAGCATAATATCTTTATTTGCATTTCCTTTTCCTGTAGCATATTTTTTAATAACAGTGGGTGGAATTTGGTAAAAAGGTATATCTCTATTCATTAATCTATATTTAAGTATACCAGTATTCTCTCCTATTTGAAATACCTTACCTACAGCAGCATAAGCATAGTCTTCTAAGAACACAACTCTAACGTCATATGAGTCTAGAACATCAATAGCCCAGTTAGAAATATATTTATATCTAGCAATCTGTACACTTATTTTAGGTAATTTGTGTCCAAAGAATAGGAACGGGTCACACCAATACTCATCTACTACTATACGCTTGCTAGTTAAATAATGAATATCCCACTTATCATCAACCTTAATACACATTGCAGGGCTTGTCGTAGAGTAGTCTATCCCAACTATATTAATATTTATCCCATTGTTCATCGTTACAGCCTTCGATCCACTTGTCAGTCTCATCTTCATCGTTGACCAACTCTTGACCACAATATGGACAAAATACTATTAGCGAGTCAGCCGCATCACTATTTATAGGACTTATGTAGCACTCACACTCACAATCTATGCAGACAGTATTTTCTTCTATACTAGACATTATAGTCATCAACCTTTCTCATTGATTTATGACATAACTATATATTAAACCTTAATGGACCGTCGGTGAAGCTTCTGCACATTGTATACATAAGTAAACAGATATCTGATGAATCGTGTTTGGTTTATCAGGATCAGTTAGACCTGCTATAAAAACTAGAAGAGGTAGATCGCTGCGGCCACATTCTTCACATTCCATCTTCGTATCCACCAACATTTTCTCTTATAATATCTTCTGATAATGGCTCAGGATAATATATTTCAAAGGCAACAACATGGCCATCGAGAGGCGTTTTTCCAACAAAATAGTGATATTCTCCTGGGCGAATCGTCATGAAGTCTCCAGCTGTTAATGTTGTTACATCTTCAAGACCATAGTCGCTCTTAAATACATGGACCTCAAGTGTTCCACTCTCAACATAGAATGCATTCCATTTGTGTTCATGTTTATGCTTGCTGCACCTAAACCCAGTTTGAACAACAATCCTATGAAACTCTACGAACGAAGTTTTTAATAACTCTGTAGTGCTTCCCCACACCTTTCCAGATTTCATATCAAATTTCACATCCATCAGCTGCTGAGCAAGCCAATAACTGTGCACCCTCTGTCATATCAGAAAACTCATATTGTGACAGGAGAGTTTGCCAACTAACATCTTTAGGCATTCTCTTTTTAAACGCTTCATATTCCTCCTTAGTACATTCTTGATATGGAGCTTGTCTGTATGTATGATCGGAGAATGGAAGAAAACTAACTCCGCTCATCCATTTCCAATTATCATATACCCATGCACCAACAGTCATCCACTCATGTTCTTTAACAGAAATAGTAACAGATGGTTTATGCTCACACCAATGCTTCTGGTATATTAACCACAATTCGAGCTGTTCAACAGCAGTCTTATCTGTACGGAACACAGCAGTAGGGTCAGCACACATCGGAAATGAGAACACGTGTGTGTGCTCTGGTTTCATAACATCATCTTCAACTGGAAACCCAGCATCAACCATTGCTTTTGCTAGCGGATCCTTTTTGTCAGCTCTGACTGTTCTAATATAGTATGGACTATGACGAGCATGGATACCAGAAGCAGCATTGACCAATTGGCTGACCGTGCCGCTGGGTTTAACACAAGTGGTTGCAACACTTTGTTCAATACCAAGAGCCTCTGCTGTAACTTTGTTTGTCTCGACAGCAATGTCCCGGAGCGCTTGTAATCTTTCTTCTAACCCTCGTTTTTTTCCATTAGTCAGCGTACAGTCCATAATTCCTGTGAGAGAGACTCCTAACAACCGCTCTTCTTGGCAATTCTTCGCCCATCGCTTACTAATATATTTGAAGTTAATAAGTGAGCTTTGCCATGTGCCCAAGATTGTGGCTAGTCTAACTTTTCTATGTAAATCGTCCTCAGAGTCTGAAGGTCTAACGACAACTTCTGTGAGATTGCAGAACTCGTTGTTCCTGAGGATGATTTCTGAACAGGGATTTGTTCCAAAGTCATAGTTGGAATCTCTTCGTCCAAACCTTTCGACTTGCATACGGGCTGATTCTCTATTGAAAATCCCACGCTCTCCACTTTTGCTGTCATAAAGGCTTTTCCACTCATCCATGAAGACTCCAACATCTGGCTTCTCTGTGTAACAGGCAGAGTTGTTCGATAGAGCACGCTGTGCTTCATTTTCCCACCAACTACCTGCTTTAGCCGCCCGCATACGGTCATCCGAGAGATTTGATAATGATATAAGTGCACTTCGTCGTACTCCTCCTACTACAACAATTTCAGCTATCTTACACACCAAGTCATGACACTCAATAGAAGATAGTTTACGTCCCGCTGCGTTCTTAAATTTAACAACGGTAAAATTAAATAAATCAACAAGAGGTTCTGGACCAGAACTACGGCCACCAAACGTCTTCAACACAGCACCAGCTGGACGTACTTTAGACATATCCCAACTAGGGATCATACCAGCATATAAATTAGCAATCAACTCCTTTAAAGACTTGGCCCAACCGGTTCTAGAATCAGAGACATTAATAACAGTATCAGAAGAATGGAACTCATCTGCGATAACAGGTAAATTTTGAACATGCTGCCTCTCTACACTAAATCCCACACCAGTGCCGTTCATAAGAATATATAATATTTCATCAAACGCTGTTAGACGATCTATTGCTACATACGAACAATTGTAGCCAGCAATATTGTCTCTCTTTAATGCTGGTCCAGCTGTCATAAGAGAACGCATAGAAGGCATTACTTCTAAGTTCAGTGTAGCATCTTCTAACTCTGCTCTCACACCATTGATCTTGTAGTTACAAGTTTCATACAAATGTTCTTCGAAGAAGTCATAGTATCTACCAACTGTCTCTGACCACGTCTCTCGTCTTCCTTCATCTTCCAGCCACCTAGAGTAACGACTCAAGTGAATGTACTCTTGGTATTGTGTTGGTAGATAGTTATCCATTATTGCTCTCCTATATTCTACAATATTTCTTTTAATAGAGGGAATACTCTAGCTATTTCAAATGCACACATTTGTGCTACCTCTCGATGTTCCTTCTGAGTACTAACGTCTAATCTTAGTTCCAGATAATGTATCCATGACCGTATTGTACCATTCATATACATCCTACTCATTGTCAACCCTTCAGGTAGTACGACTCGAGCTTGCTCTTTAGCAATACCATGAGAAATTGCCCATGTGTAAAATGCATTACTATAATTAATTATTTTCTGCTGGTGGTTTTCCCACTCTGATATTAACCAAATATGATCTTTATTCTTATCATCAAGTTCTAAGCTATTCTGTCGATTCTTATCATCCTGTAACCTTGGTTCTCTCTCAGAGAACTCTAGGTCCTCAGTGGGATCAGCATATCTTTGACTGAACTCTTGAAAACTAAATGATCTGTGTCTTAGTATCTGTCTTCCTATATCTCTGGTTGTCTCTATCTCTAAGCATACGTTGACCATTTCAAATGGGCTCCAATGCTTATGTTTAATTAAATACTTCAATAGTTTATTAACAGTGTCTTTATTATTCTGGTTGCCAGGATTAGATACTCTAGCACAATAAGCAATCAAATCTTCTAATGTATCATCTGCATTAATACTTTTGGTATAACTCACTAGCCTAACACTATTCATATTCTCTTCCATATGTTCAGAGCCATCTTGGCGCTAAGATTATCAAATGTATTCTCATCAATTATAAGTTTAATGTCAGCTGTTCTCATACCAGCCATGACCATATCATTAATATCTTTATGTTCTATTTTACTAGGCCACACAACAATTTTCCGACCCATATTAATTGATTTCTCCATCTTTTTCACAATAGCATCATTTCTGGGTTCATTGTCATATACCATTACATAATTATTAAATGGTATAGTTGCATCAGATCCAGTCATTGCTATTGCATTACTTACAAACATACTATCAAACGGCCCTTCAACAACATACACAACTTTGGAGGAATTCACATCATCTAAGCCATATAGCTTAGATTTTGATTCGTCTATAAGTATTGTGATATATCTGAGGGTATTGTTTGACGAAAGACTGCGTCCTTGGAAACCAAACATATTACTCTTCTCGTCAAGGAGCGGAATAATAAGCCTGGGTTCATCTCTTAATTCCTTTTTAAATTTACCAGGCACAATACTATTTGTCCACTGATAGAATTTTGGGCAGTAAAACAATTTAGCATGAAATCGATTAGGTATCATGCGGTTTAGTATATATTTCTTAACTGGATGATCCCAGTTTAATTGAGAAACCTTCTTTAGTTTCCGAAGTGGACTACCGGCTCTACGGTATCCTGGAAACGCCTGGCGGTGCACAATGTTAATACTTATATTATCAGATTTCTCGAGAACAGAAGAATCTTTCAATTTTTCAAGTTTATATTCCTTATATAATATCGCATCATGCTCAGACAAAAATTTATCAAAATTCTTGCTTATACCACAATTATGACAATAGTAATAGTACTCTGCTTTCTTTACAAGCAAGTATCCTCTAGCTTTAAACTTATTTTTAGCACTGTCACCACAATAAGGACACGAGAGATTGAACTGATTATTTTTTTGTTTGAAATTGCGAAACCGG